TATTTATAATATATATTATTTTTAACATATTTTCTCTTTTATTTATTACATATTTTTTTTATTAATTCTCTTCGCATAATAAAAAACCAAATGGTGTATTTAGTATATAATTTGGATAAGAATTTAAATTTATTTTTTCAATATTTTTATTTAGTTTAACAATTTCCATTATATTTTTAAAATCATTATTAAAATAATATACAACTTTCGTATTATTTTTAAATTCTAAAATTATTTTATCTGATAAACTATTTTTATAATATATAACATCAATATAATTATTTAACATTAAAAAATCATCGAAATTAATTTTTTTAATTATATTTTGACGTTTCTTTATTTTATTGATAATAGATAATTCATAAATATGATTTAAACTATTTAAATAATTATATTTATCTATTACTATTTTATGCTCATTGTTTTCTGCATTATTAACAGACAATTTACTTAAATATACATTTGTAAAATCGTGTGTATTATTGTAAGATACACTATTTATAGGTGTTAATAAATTTTTTTTTGAATTTTTACTAATAAGTAAATTTGCAATAAAAGCATCTGAAAATATTAAATAGATAAATAGTAAAATTAATTTTTTATACATTAAATATAATTACTTAATAAATATTTATATAAAAATAAGATTTTTAATTGGAATATGCTAAACCTCCCATACCAGATAATATTCTTAATACATTATAATTGACAGCATATACATTTATCATATCAGCGCCGCCACTTGCTTCAACATATAAATGAGCACTATCTATGCGAGACATATTAAGAGTACCTGATGGTTGATGTTCTTCGGGTTTTAATGCAAATGAATATACATTTATGTTTTTACCGTCAGGAATATTAGTATGATGTTGATATGGTTGTACAAGAGTGAAATAATCTCCGTGTCTTTCGGCAATACGGTCATTACCATTTAATTGTATTTTACCTTTTTTAGTTTCGGTATAAGTCCAGGGAGCGCCTTCTGCAAAAGTTGTCCAAACTAATTCTTTAACAGGATGGTTAAAGTTCATTCTAACTGATTTAAAACCAGATGATACACTTTCTGTACCGGTGAATTGTAATTGTTCAATTAAATATTCGTGTGATAATTGCGCAAATCTTCTTCTTTCATCAGTATCTAAATAGACATAATCAACCCATAATTCTGCATTAGAAAGTGTCAAACCAGTTGTTCCTGACTTAAGTAAATCAGTTAATGTTGCAAATTCTATATTTACTTTAACTTCATGATATTGTAATGCAATTAATGGTAATGCTAGACCTACATTTCTGCAAAACCAAAATTCTAATGGCACACATACATCTACAGTACTATTAGTATTAACTGCAGATGCACCAACCATTATATCATAACCATCTCTTTTGCCTTTGGGTAATGATAATTCATTCCATATATACATCCATTCGCCATATTGTTTGTCAATGCGCTGACCGCCAATTTCTAATTCAACATTTTTTAATAATCTTAATCCATAATACTCTTTTATATCACCGCCACCAGTTTTGGTCAAACTTCCTTTAAAATACATTCTATTTATTAAATCACCATTGCGTGTTACTAAAACACTTACGCGGGATCCAAGAGACGCATTACCATTAAAAGTTTGTTGTATAGATTCTAACGCAAAGTTAGTATGTCTGCGATAAACTACTTTAAAAAAAGTAATTTGTGGATTTCCTGTTAAATAAACATCTTGAGCACCATATGCAACTAATTGTAATAGACCTCCTCCCATTATTAATTAATCCTTCTATATTATAATAAAAGATAATAAAAATAAATTTAATTAGAATACGCTATACCGCCCATACCCGACAATATTCTTAATACATTATAGTTAATGGCATATACTGAAATATTACCCTGAATAGCAGAAGTAACATTTAATACGGCAGTATCTATTCTTGACATATTAAGAGTGCCAGATGGTTGATGTTCTTCTGGTTTTAATGCGAATGAATATACATTTATACCTCTACCTGTTGGTATATTTTCGTGATGTTGATATGGTTGTATCATATCAAAATATTTACCCTCCCTTTCGGCAAAACGGTCGTTGCCATTTAATACAAGTTTTGCAAATGTTACAGGATTTCCATTTCCGCTATTATCATATTCAAAGGGAGTATCATTATCAATTGTCCAAACTAATTCTTTAACAGGATGATTGAAATTTAATTTTACTTTATTGGTACCCGCAGTAACACCTTCAGAACCAGTGAATTGTAATTGTTCAATTAAATATTCGTGAGATGATTGAGCAAATTTTCTGCGTTCATCAGTATCTAAATATATGTAATCTACCCATAAAGAAGCACCATCTAAAGTACCATCAAAATCATCGGTTGCCGCGAGTTCAATATTTACTTTAACTTCATGATATTGTAATGCTATTAAAGGTAACGCTAAACCTACATTGCGACAAAACCAAAATTCTAATGGTATATGTAATTTACCGGTGATAGGATTAGTACTAGTACTAGGGACACCCGCTACCATTTTTTTATAACCTTCTTGTTTTCCAACTGGTAAAGATAATTCATTCCATATATACATCCATTCGCCATATTGTTTATCTATTTTTTGACCACCAATTTCTAATTCAACTGATTTTATTAATTTTAATCCAGCCCAAGTATGGGCGCCAGTCACATCTGCAACTAAATACATTCTATTAATTAAATCGCCGTTTCTAGATATAGTAGAAGTTACTCTTGAACCAGCGCCAACTGTGCCATTAAAAGTTTGTTGTATAGATTCTAATGCAAAATTAGTATGTCTGCGATAAACTACTTTGAAAAAGGTAATTTGAGGATTACCTGTTAAATAAACATCTTGAGCACCATAGGCAACTAATTGAAGAAGACCGCCACCCATTATTATTACTTTCTTTATATTAATAACATTAGAAAAAAAATTTAATTAGAATAAGCTAAACCCCCCATTCCGGATAATATTCTTAAAACATTATAATTAACTGCAAAAACTGAAATAGTATTATTATTCTGAATAATGTTATATTTATGTGTTAATATAGCACTGTCGATACGTGACATATTAAGTGTTCCGGAAGGTTGATGTTCTTCAGGTTTTAATGCGAATGAATAAACAAATATATTATTTTTTTCAGGAATATTAGTATGATGTTGATATGGTTGAACGTGAGAAAAATATTTTCCATCTCTTGGCGTAAATCTATCATTACCGTTTAATTTTAAATTTGCAATATTTAAATTATTTTGATAATTAGGCCATTCAATAGTAGTTATATCATTAATTTTTTTATTAACCCATAATATTTCTTTAACTGGATGATTAAAATTTAATTGTGTTTGCATTGATTTTGAACTAATTATTTCTTCACCCGTAAATTGTAATTGTTCTATTAAATATTCGTGCGATGATTGAGCAAATTTTCTACGTTCATCAGTATCTAAATATATATAATCTAACCATATATTTATTTTTGGAAAAGATATATTAGTTATATCTGTTTCATATACAATATTATCTTCGTCAAATGTTTCTTCAGGATCACTTCCCGGAATAACTTTACCTTTAATTTGATGTATTCTAGCTTTTAATATAATTTCTTCTAATGAACAAAATGTTATATTTAATTTTACTTCATGATATTGTAATGCAATTAATGGTAATGCTAAACCAACATTGCGACAAAACCAAAATTCTAATGGAATAATTAATTTATTACTTTCCTTGTTTTCTTTTGATGATAATAAAAGGCCATCCGAACCTACCATTTTTTTATAACCTTCTTTTTTTCCAACTGGTAATGATAATTCATTCCATATATACATCCATTCACTATAATGTTTATCTATTTGTTGCCCGCCAATTTCAATAGAAACATTTTTAAGTAAAATTAAACCAACATAATTTTTATAATTTTGATAAGTGTCCAGTAATTCAGCGTTTCCGCTAATTATTTCACCATTCTCTTTTATTTTATCAGTTAATGTTTTTAGTTCAATTTCAATATATGCACGATTAATTAAATCACCGTTTCTTGATACAGTACATACAATTTTATTATTAAATCCTGGTGTGCCATTAAAAGTTTGTTGTATAGATTCTAATGCAAAATTTGTGTGTCTACGATAAACTACTTTAAAAAAGGTAATTTGAGGATTACCTGTTAAATAAACATCTTGAGCACCATATGCTACTAATTGCAATAATCCCCCACCCATTATTCTTTCCTATTATTATATAAGTAAAATAAAAAAAATTTAATTGGAATAAGCTAAACCACCCATACCTGATAATATTCTTAATACATTGTAATTTACTGCAAAAATAGATACAGTATCACCTGCAACAGGTGAATCATATTTTTGTGCTAATATAGCACTATCTATGCGAGACATATTAAGAGTACCAGAAGGTTGATGTTCTTCAGGTTTTATAGCGAATGAATATACATTTATGTTATTATCAGGAATATTAGTATGATGTTGATATGGTTGAACAAGAGAGAAATATTTTCTATCTCTTCTAGCAAATCTATCATTGCCATTTAATTTTAACAAAGCAGATTCTAATTTACCACCATATGAAATATCTCGAGAAACAGCAGTAGATTTTTCAACCCAAACAAGTTCTTTAACAGGGTGATTGAAATTTAATCTGGTTTGTGTAGATGCTGAAATGCTTTCTTCGCCGGTAAATTGTAATTGTTCAATTAAATATTCGTGTGATAATTGAGCGAATTTTCTTCTTTCATCAGTATCTAAATAGATATAATCAACCCAAATATTAACATTTGGGAATTGAATAGAAGTTGAACCTTCACTTAATGTTGCAGGTATCGAACCATCAGCATTATCTGTAGTAAATTCAACGGTAACATCACTCAAACTAGCAAATTCAATTTTAAATTTTACTTCGTGATATTGAAGTGCTATTAATGGTAATGCTAAACCTACATTGCGGCAAAACCAAAATTCTAATGGTACGAATAATTTATTATTATCTGTTATTGATAAATCTAAACCATTTTCGCCAACCATTTTATTATAACCATCTTTTTTGCCTTCAGGTAAAGATAACTCATTCCATATATACATCCAATCAGAATACTGTTTATCAATTTGTTGTCCTCCAATTTCAACAACAACATTTTTAAGTAATTGTAAACCTACATAATTTTTATATAAAACAATATCTTTATCAGGATTAAAACCAGAATCGGTAGTATCACTTTGTTTATCATTATGAACAATTTGAGGTAAATCCATTTCAACATATACACGATTAATTAAATCACCGTTTCTTGATACAGTGCAAGTAATAGTATTATTAAAACCGGCAGTTCCAAAAAAAGTTTGTT